CAGGCTCAGACACTTATTATTCTCATGGAGGCGGGCATCGTTTCACCGCAACAAGTTCAAGACCAGTTGCCGGATGGCGTCAGCATAGAGCAGCTTTATACGCTGTTCGCCGAGGCGAAGGACGAGGAGCAAAAGCACGGGCTGGATTTCAGCAACGCCGATGTTACGAGACCGACCATCAGCAAGGGTGAACCGGGGCAGACAGTTCCGACGCCTCAAAATGCAGACGGCAACGCGGAAGATGGCGAGCCGGCCAAGCCAGCCAAAACAAAAGTGGCAAACCCGGTTCGAGTCAAGAATGGAGATATTCGGCGAACTCGGATTGACCCATCGGTGATGGCCTTGATTGACCAGCAAGGCGACGGCACGGCGAGGAATGGACATTAAAAATGAACGTGCCGCCATATCTCCCTCCATTTTCGGCTCACACAAATCTTGTCGCACAGCATGAGACTTTCATTGGCGGCGGAATCGCGACGGGATTGGCGACGCTGACATTGCTGCTGAATCCTTCAATCATCGCCCCATGCACTCACACGCAATTTGACGTTGACTGGTTTCTTACTTCCGGTCGTTCTCCAACGACAATAATTGAGCGCTGCGAATTTCGGGCATCGTTTTTCAGCGCGGCGATTCAACCGTCGCTAATCAAGGGGCTGTTTTGCTCATTGCTCATCAAGCCGGGAACAGCACCTTGGAGTTGCCGATTGGACATTGGTGGATTGATGGAGGGCGGCGAGATTTACAGATTTAGATTGGTGGATTCAAGTTTCCACGCCTAATGATCTGGCGCGGTGCGCGGGGCAAGCTGGCAATCAATGGCATTGACAGCCCAAACCGCGCACTGCCGCCTTTCGTATTTATGGCGGCAGTTTGACTTCAAGGCTTTTTCGATATGGCTGAAACTCCTGAAACAAAAAAAGAAACGCCCGCCGCAGAAGCGGCAGCGTCCACAAAAACACCCGAAGTCAAAGAGCCTGTTGAAATGCGTAACAGTAAAGATGCGGTTGTGCATCGTTACTTCCGGGCCGAGGGAAAAGATTTCGAGAACGAGGACACTTTTCAAGTTCGGATGTCAAGCGAGGCCCCGGCTGAACAGCGGGCAACTTCGGAACATGAGCGCGTTGGAATCGCCAAGCAGGGCGAGAAGTTCGTTGAGGTTTTGAGCCACAACGAGGGTGATGTGGATTTGAGCCGGTTCAACGGTGACAATCGCGCCGCACTATTGGACGAACACAATGACAAGCGGCATTTGGGATTCATCAAAAAGGCCGCACTCAATCCCGACAAAGTTACCCGCGCAGCCATCACCTTTGACCTCGCAACAAAACTTTCCGTCTCGCGTTGCAAGCAGGTTCGTTCCGGCAGCCGTCCAAACTTCTCAATCGGCTACTCGCACACCCGCTATCTCGGAACAACCACACTGCCGGACGGACGCATCGGGCATCGTTTCGCGTGGCAGGGATTGGAATTGTCAAATGTCGCTGTTCCCGCCGACCCCACAGCACAAAAAGGCCGGAGCCAAACCACGGAATGCCACTGTATCGGCTGCGGCGACATCTTTGCCAGAAATGAATTGAACAACGACTTTTTGTGTCCCGATTGCGCGGATGCGGAAACGCCAGCCGAGGATTCTGGGCGCAAGTCCGGCGGGCGGATATTTCGATCCAAAGCCAAAGACGGAACGGAAACCAGAATTTCAATCGTTGAACTGGAAAGCAAACTACACACTGCATTGGATTCCGACAAGCGATTCAAGGTGAAGGGTGATAATGGCGATGTGCGCTCTGATTTTCGCCTTCAAGACATCCATCAAATTGTCGGCGACGGCGATAACGATGACTGGCAGGTGTTGGTTTCCAGTCCGGCATGGAGTTCGCAATCGAAACTTTACGCCGTTGATTTCACTTACGAAAATGGCGCAGTAATGCTTGGTGAATCCACCGAAGTCGAACTAAAAACCACATTGGAGGCGGTTGACCGGGCGCTGCCTTTTGACGCAAAACAGTTCCGCATGGTTGACTTAACGAAATTAACGACAGCGGATAAAACCGCAGAAAATTTACAACGAAACAAAACCATTATGGCAAAATCAATCGCTGAACTCAAAAACGAAGCCCCCGAACTTGTCGCGGAGCTTGAAAAAACCGCGCGCGCCGCCGTCGTGACCGAATACAACGACGCCAGCGCCAAAGTGACCGAGGCGAACAAAGAGGTTCGCGCTTTGGCCAATGAAGCCGTCAAAACCTACGGCAAACGCTGGAATGGAAAGCCCGGCGAAGTGTATGTGGTCGGCGAGCGCATTCGCTCCCTTGAGGCGAGCATTTGCGCCCAAGACGCGAGCCACACGGCGTCTGAACGCCGGGGCGACTTCAAGCGCGGCCTCGATGATTTGATTTCCGGTTCCCGCGAGCCGAAGGAACAGACTGGCGCGGCGGACATTGACAAGAGCCTGTCCAACCGCTGCTCGCTCCGCAATCTTTACAACGCCGCCGCGAAAGCGCAGCGTTCCGGCAACCGCGAACCCATGTTCATGCCAACCGAAGGCGCGGAAATCGAAGCGCACAAGGAAATCGTTCATCGCGCCGCCGATTATCCCGACGGCCTTTCCAACATCGGCGAAGGATTGCACCTGCCGATGCTCACGCCGTCTCCCATCCGCAATAATGCGGCTGGCGAGAAGTTCCTGCGCGGCGGACGCGAACACATGACGCGCGACGCCTTGGCTGGTGATTTTGGTTCGGCTGGTGCGTTCATCGCGCCGGAGTATGTGTTCCCCTACATTGAACTGCTCCGCAACAAGCCTGCTCTGGCCCGCGCTGGCATGACGATTCTTTCGGGCGTGATGGGCGGGTTGACCCTGCCCCGCCAAACGGCTCCGACCACTGGGCAGTCCTTGGCGGAAGGCGCGGCTGCTGCCTACTACGACCAGACGCTCGACCAGATCAAGATGTCCCCGCACCGCGTTGGTTCGGCGCAGAAATACAGCCGCCTTGCGCTTCTGCAAGCCACGCCTGATTTTGAGGCGATGGTATTGAACGACCACATGGCTGTCATTGGTCTTTACATTGACCAAATGGGATTGAATGGTCAGGGTGCTGGCGACCAGCCTTTGGGTATCTTGAATCAAATTGGTATCGGTTCGGTTCCGTTTGGCGGCGTGGCCTCCACCGCTTACGCCAATTGCGTCAAACTGGAAACGGCGATTCGCAAGGCGAACATTGACGACCCGATTTCGTTCATCACGACCAGCACGGGGCGTGGTTGCCTCAAGTCCACCGCCCGCCTGCTCACTGGCGCGACCGTTGTGGCCGCATTGCCGGTGTGGGAAGACAATGACACCATCACTGGCCGGCCCGCGTGGGACAGCCAACAGGTTCCGGGCGACATCCTGCTCGCCTTGGCTGCTCGCCACATCGTCATGGCGCAATGGGGCGGTTTGAGCGTCATCCTCAACACCTACTCGTTTGCGAAGAACGACGAGATTGAGTTGAGCATCAACACTTACGTTGACTTTGCCTTGCGTCACGTGCAGGCTATCGCCAAGAGTTCGGATTCAATCGCGGCTCTGGCATAATCGCAACAAATCTGAAACAAATTCAACGAAAAAAAAACTATGAAATTCAACAAATTCATCATCGGACTTGCGGTGGTTGCCGCGCTCGTTTCTGTTCAAGTCGCCAGCGCGCAAGTGGGGTTTGATACCTTCGCTGGAACGCGGTCGCTGGTAATCGGCGCTCCGAGCCTGTGGGCGACCACGGCTGGAATAAACACCGTCACCAACGGCCCCGTGGACATCGTGGGCTTTTCGGGTCGCGGCTGCATCTACCTGACATCCGTGATTCCTGGCGGCACTCTGACCGCGCAGGTCTATACTTCGCCGGATTCGACGAACTGGACGGCGCTGGCAAATTATGCCGCCATCACTTCCGCGACATCTGTGAGCATCACAAACAGTTACCCGACCGGAGTTGGAACCAACCTGGTTGTCACGGACAGTTACCTGCTCCCTTACACGGCGACCACGCCGACGGCATTCAGCGCCGGGTTTAACACGCCCTATCCGTTGTATAACCAGTGGACGAACACTGGCGCTGTTACGGCCACGTCCAATGGGACCCGCGTGATTGGGATTAACCTGACCGATTCCGCCCGGTATGTTCAAGTCGTCTGGACTGGCACTGGAACGGCAACGAATGGAACGTCCGTCCTCGGTTCTTTATTGAACGGGATTCGCGGGTATTGAGATCGTATTCACGGCTGCGGGATAATCCCGCAGCCGTTCTTTTTCGGTTCAAAACAAACAAAAACAAGCCATTATGAAATTAGTCGCCATTAAAGACTTCGCAAACGTCAAGGCCCTTGACCTCGATGCGAATGAACTCAAACTCGCCAACGCGAACCACATCCCCAAGGGTCTGCGGTTTTCCATCGGGAAAACGGAAGTGTTCAAGGAATTGAACGAGTCGCAAAAGGAAGTGGTTTCCAAGCTGGTCGCGTCCGCGTCAGTGGTTGTGGACTGCAAGGACAACGCCGACATCGTTTCGCGGATTGACGATGAGGTTAAATCGTCGGCGAAGGTTGACGCGGCAATCGCCAAGAAATCCGCTACTGTCGCGTAATTTTTTGTCATGGTTCCTGACCGCGCCGGACAACTCCGGCGCGGTTTTTGTTTATGCGGATTTCACCCCATTGTCCGATTCCGCATTGTGTGGTTAAATGGTGATGCTGACTGAAACCGGAACCATCATGTAAAATGAAGCCGGACACGGCGGCAATCTTCCCGGCATTCAAACTGCCGGGTTCTTTTTGACTTGCCCCATTTTACAGAATGGCGTGGCGCGGTCAAACTCATCACAGACGCCCCTAACGGATGGCGTTACATTGCACCACGGCTGGCTGCCACGCCTTCTGATTTTTATGCCGTATTATTACATCGAGATCGGCTCGGAAGATAAGCGTGGGCGGGTGCAGCGCGTGTTGTTGAGGATCAAGGCTGGCGAGGACGAGGCCAGCACGCCGCACAAGGTCATCGAATCACTTCTCGCCAAAGCCGCCGAGGACGTGGTTAAAAAGCAACTTCCGCCCGCTCCATTTCCCCGCCTTTGACTTTCTGCCATTATGATGAGAAAAATCGCTGGATTGTTAATATGAGAAAAATCGCTGGATTGTTAATTTTGGCAATGTTTTTGGCTCTTGGGCTGTCGGCGCGCGCGCAGGTCAATTGCTATCTGGACATTGACTACTTTTCGCAACAGCCGGTCAACACGAGCAAAATCGTCATCACGCCGACTGGGTATCAGATTTACAATGGCGGGATTTTGCTTGGAAAGCCCTTGCCGCCATACACTCCGGCGAATTGCCCGACATTGGCATCGGGTGTCCTGACAAACGCCCTTCTGACGCCTGGATACACTTATGGAATGACCAACGGAGACGGCTACCTTGGGGTGTCTTTCACGATTCCGACCAATGCGACCAGCCCTTGCAATCTGGCGTTGCTGATTCCGCCGAACACAAATTATTTGACGGGGTATCCGCCTTATTCTCCGCCGCTTGACGCCGGAACGAACGTTGTTTTGACGACCAATCCGACGAACGGCCATGTCCTCGTCAACTCCACGGCGACCGGCGGCTCCTCCACCAACGGCCTCGCCACGACGAATTGGGTTTGGCAGTCGTTTTATCCGACCAGCAACCCGTCGCTGTTCGTGACCGCGAGCATCACGAACGGGCTGGCGACGACGAATTTTGTGAATGGGGCGACAGTGGCAAGCTCCTCCTACTCCACCACCAGCGGCAACTCATCCTTCGCCACCAACTCTGGCACGGCCATAGTTTCTCAATATGACTTATCTATTGTGGATACAAATTCGCTTACAGAAACAACTTTCGATCGCAGTTTTGTATGGACAGTTGACCACTATGCTTATAATCCGGGAGGTCACGGTGAAATGATTTCAAACGTGCCTCCTTATTGGGTTTATTATTCAAGCACAGGTGGCTATGTATGGACAAACTATTCAGGTTTGGTAGTTGGCTCTTATGGAAGTGGTGATCGTAATGTTGTTTTTAACTTTCTCAATTCAAGTATAACTGATATCAACATAGCATCTGATGGTTTAGGAAATCTTACTGCAACCTCCTTCACCGGCAACGGTTCCGGCCTGACGAACGTAACGGCTCAAACCCTTGTCTCCGGTGTAATAGTAACAAATGGCACATTCACAAATGCCGCTTATCTTAAAGATAGCATGGGGGATTTAATGGGTGGTGGAATAATCCAAGACGCAGATGGTGATAATATGGAAGGGGGGTCGGTCTCCGACGAGGCTGGCGATAGTATGAATAGTGGACACATCCAAGACGTAGCAGGTGATATTATGGGTGGTGGAACAATCTTCGACGTAGCTAACGACTATATGGGTGGTGGATACATCCAAGACGCCGCTGGCGACTCGCTTAATAATGGCGTGCTAAAAGTCGCTCATATAGTATCCGGCGTAACGGCCACGAACCTTGCCTTGGTTGGCACGGCCACGTTGAATGGAGTAAATCTTTTGACCAATGCTCCGGGTCTTTCCTCATCCGTCCTGCCGACAAACAATGTTACAGACGTTGCGCCAAATCCCGGCTCATTCGTCTATTACAAATCAGGGACGAATTATACGCCAGCGTTGAACATGATTTACAGCAACATGACATTCTATGGAAACTCGAATGGTGTTCTCACTCCGCTTTTCAACACGAATGGATTGTTTGCAAGCGCGTTGACCGGCACGATTCCGGCGAGTCAGTTGCCGAGCGGGGTGGTGACGAATAACAACGCAAGCGCGGTCACACTCACTAGCAATCTGACGGTGAACGGAACGATTTCAGGGAATGGCGGCGGGTTGACGAATTTTCCTATTCAAGCAGGCGTGCTGACAAACGGTTCATACATTTTAACCGGGCCATACTCCGTTAGCTTTGTTGCAAGCGCTGCGATTCCTAGCGGTGTTACATATAAAACCATAGGTGGCTCTGGAAGCGGTAGTATTACAACTGGAACTACACAAGCTGGATTTGTGGGGATTCTGACAAACGTCACGGAGTCGTTAATAAATGGAACCGCTGACATTGGCAGCACAACAAACATAACCATAAATGCTTACATAAACACCGCCGTTTCAGCCGCCTGTCAATTGGTTGGAGGAACTGCTCGAATTAACAATCTTGCAAGCACCAATTCAGGAACGTGGTCGCTTTCAAATAATAGCATGACCAATCTATTTACATGGGGAGTTTCAAATTCAGCGGCTTCCTCAACAATAGCTGGATGTTATCTTAATATCACATATAACGTCCTTGTCCCAACTCCAAAATGACCCGCCCATTACTCATCATTGCGTCTTTGCTCCTTTGCGTCTTGGCGTTAAATGGCTGCACGTCTCCGGTCAAGCCGGTTGGCCAAGCCGTGTCTAGCCAGCCTTTGGC